TTAAACTCTAATACTTCAGGATCGTAGATAAGACCAAACTGTAATGAAGCTAGATCTACACCGTTTGTGAAAACTTTTACCGGTAGGTTTACTAGACTTCCTGCGTCTACTGATAATCTAGGAACGTTTACTTCAATGCTCTCAGTAGGAAAGTCATATTCTACTGAATGATCGATCACGTGATATACTTGTGACTCTATTCCAGGAGTAGGATCGATTAGGATCTCAATAGGGATTTGGCGAGCCATGTTGTAACCAGTACCGTTGGCATCACCAGGAACCAATACGTATCTTACGATGGAGTCAGGTTGACCGGCTAGGATGTTGTGGTACCAGTTAGTTACTCCAGCATAAGTAGCAGTCAAGTTGTTAGCTGAGCCGTTGATTGCTGTGTATTCAGCAGGCGTAAAGAACTTGATGTCTTTAACGCTATTCGGCCATTGTGAGAATCTACCAGAAACTCTACCGAATACTCCCCATACATCAGATATGGTGACGTTGTTTGAATTGTTAACGTCTGCAGTAAAGAAGTCGAATCCTGAAGGAGTAGCTGTTCCTAACACCCATTGGTTTATCAATTGTGCATCGGTCGCGGTGATTACGTTACCTACATCCATTGAGTCTCCTTGGATTGCCAGACGAACGTCCCAATAAGAAGTGTCTAAGTTTACTGTAAAGTTAAAGTCACCGTTTATGTCAGTCAAATAGGTTGAGTGTTGTGCCCAAGTGTTACTGTTATATGGCTTTCTTTCTAAGGCTAAGCTAAGATTCTTTGCCGGTGTTCCAGTCGTGTTAACGAATGTTCCATGAAAGGATAGTTGTTGAAACTCGAACTGTCCTCCATAGCTATGAAGGTTTAATGTAGTATCAATACCGTCCTGCTTGGCAGCATATGGAGAATAAGCCTGTGCACCAGTCCAAGTCAAGTTAGAAATTGAAGGCAAGTTATTAAAAGTCGCTTCAACTGCATGCGTAAAGTCTATTTCAAACCTTTCGCCATCTACTAAAGTATAAGTAGCACTGGCTCCAGTATAGACTAGAGTCATTGTGATGTAACCGTTTGCCGTGTTTGTAGAGTATTGAAAATCCAAGTTTGCATTGGATCCCAATAGAGCAACTGTGGCATTAGTAAAAGCAACGTTATCGTAAAAAACTCTAAACTGAACACCTGCGTATTTAGTTAAGGTCGTGTTTTTAAGAGTAAGTCGAGCTTGAGTATGCCCAGCTGAAGTCGGACCTACTTGATAGTTAGTATCAATAATGGCCCATACCCCGTTGCTTGGGGCGGGAGGTCCCGTTTGTGAGTAGCCGACAAAAACGGCGCACACCAACGTTAATAAAATTAACAGTTTTTTCATTTTGGAGAGAGTTTTATTTTATTTATTTCCGTTAAGCTTCTCGGACTGCTCTATCTCATCAAATATTTCTTCTAATTTCTTGATGATAGGATGTCTTACGATGTCTTCTTTACCAAGCTCAACGATTCCAATCTCTTCGATTTTTGCAAAGTGTTCGATTAGAATCTCTAAGGCACTCTTCTCCCTCTTGTTTACTGATTTTTGTTTGATGTCTCCCAAGAAAACCATCTTGGCGTTTTGACCGATCCTAGTGATCAAAGTTCTTAAGTTATCTTTTGAGATCTGTTGAGCCTCATCGATGATTATGATCGCATCGTCAAGCGTTACTCCCAATGCGAATTTTATCGGAAGGATCTCAATGCAACCGTTTGCCTTTAGCGTCTCTACTGCAGGTTTACCGATTACTTTTTGAAAGTTAGAGATGAATGGGTACATGTACATCTCCATCTTCTCCTCAAGAGTACCTTTTAAGTAACCGATCTCCTCGTCCTTAGGAACGTTGACCGATTTTATCAAGACGATCTTTTTATAAGTGCCTCCGTCTTCTTTTAAGAACTTTAAAGCCCTAGCACAAGAAAGATAAGTCTTACCAGTTCCTGGAGGTCCGGTTATGATTGATATTATCTTGTCTTCTATGGCGTTTATCGCGTCCTTTTGTGCTTTAGACTTACACTTTATCTCTATCTTATTTGATAGTAGAGTCCTGTTTAAGTTTACTTCGCTTCTTTCTTGGCTCCAGAGTTCAAACTCTTCCTGCTCTTCCTTGCTAAATTTGTTTTTGCGATTTGCCATACCTAATAGATCTTAACGGCGATTGTTATGCCGAGTATTATTTTTACATAGTGCAATTGAAAGTTCAAGAACGCTCTAACCGCACTATACTGGTTTTCGGTAAACTCTATTGCTAAGACTCCTTTCATGTTTAAGTTCTGTAGAATGAGCTTAGCCTTTGAGTCTAATCCGACTTCATAGAGATCCAGGAACTCAGATAAAGTCACGTTGAAGTCTATTCCATGAAGGTTGGGATCAGGAAAGTTCTTTAAAAACTTTCTGCCAACTTTAATGGTCTTCATTTTTTCAATAAGATTTCTTGATTCTATTGCAAGGTCTAATTCCTTACACAGATCGTCAAGCTTTTTGACGCTGTTTGCTTCACTGGCCAGCCATTCAATATCGTCTTTTCTTAGTGATATTGAAACGCTAGAACTGCCTTCGGCATAATAAAAGTCTACCCTTTTTACTAGGTTCGAGTCTCCAATCTCGCTTAAAAGAATGGGAGCTATTCCAAGTTGTTCTAGGGGCAGGCTAAGGTCTTCTATGGTTATCTCATAGTCGTCGAATGGAAATTCCGACATAAATGGTATTTCTTCAAATAGCTTCGTGGTCTTGTCTTTTACTATTTCGTCTTTCTCCTCCCCCATTGTCTCGCTCTTTTTGTTATTTATTTCAAAAGTAAAAAATCAAATCGACATGGGATTATAGCAAAACATATTTTTGTGTATTCTTAAACTATATGACGAAAACTAGTATAAAAACATATGGAAGACGTAGAAAAAAAAATAAAGAAGCTAGATCTAAAACAGAACGCTATAAAGCTCCTCATTAACTCGATATATGGAGCCTTCGGAAACAAATGGTTCTATTTTTATAACCCAAACATAGCCCAGTCAATTACTTTGCAAGGTCAAGACCTTATCAAGTTTTCGATCAAAGCAGTAAATCATTACTTTTTAGAGAAGTGGCATCTAGACACAGAGCTTCATGAACTTTTAGGAATATCTCAATACACGATAGCTAAAGTAGAAGACGAAGCTGCGATTTATACTGATACTGATTCCATTTACGTGCAGTTTGACTCGGCCATTGAATCGATACAAGGTGCAGACTTTACTAAGGACGAAGTAATGAACCTTTGTATAAACATCGACCGCCACCGCTTGTCTAATTACTTTGATCAGTGTTTTGATAAGTATGGAAAGCTGTTCAACACAAACAATCGTCTTAAGTTTAAGCTTGAAAACCTTTCTGAACATGGGATATGGTTGAAAAAGAAAAACTATGCGATTAAGATAGCATACGAGCCCAATCCTAGCTATGAGACCATTCCGAAAGAAAAAAGGTATCTAGTGATTAAGGGACTTGAGCCCATTAAGGGTTCCTATCCCATATGGGCAAGAAAGAAGTTAACTGCCCTTACTGAATTTATCTTAGAGCGAGGTAAGCGCCTTAACTTAGAAAATGACGTGATTCCAAGACTTCAAGCACTTAAGGATGAGGCTAAGCTCTTAAGTACAGACGAACTAGCCTTCAACTATAACGTTAGAGTTTATGAAAAGTACGTGGTTAGTGAGGCACGATGCGAAGTAAAGAAAGGAATATCGATCTATCCTAGAGCTTCAGTGTATTACAATCACCTATTGATAAAGACTGGACTGATCAATCGTTATCCCAAGATTAGAGAGAAAGATAAGATCAAGTTTTATTACTGTTCTCAAAACGAACATGAGTTTGATGTTTTTGCATACGTTCCAGGAAACTTTCCTAACGAGATTGCACCAGGAATGGATTTCGATTCGCAGTTCTTTACTTTAATCGTCGAACCGATGAATCGTCTGTTGACTGCAATGAAGATTAGCTCCTTAGATCAAAACCTAAAAAGAGCGGTCGAGATGGTGAAGGCTAAGGGAAAGAAAGCAGAAGACGAAGCTAACCTCTATCCTTTATATGTTGTAAACCAAGACTCATTAGAACACGAAGAGGTTCCTGAAAAGTTTTGGAGAATAATCGGAAATCCAGAAGCAGAAGTAGAAGAAACTGATTTCCCAGAATATCTTTCGGTCTTGACTAAATATGGGTTAGACACAGTCATAGTTCCTAAGATGGAATTGGAAAAGTACATAAAGAGACTTACTAAAAAGAAAGAAAAGGGAGAAGCAGTTGTCGAGCTAATGGAAGAAAATGTTTGATTTTTTAGTGAGTTACAGCATACAGGACTTCGTTAAGGACCTGCTTAAGAAAAAGTTTCCAGGTTCAAATCTAAAGCAACAGATCTTCGATTCAGGAGATAAGTTGAACTTTGCGTGTCCCTATTGTGGAGACTCTAAGAAAGATCCAAAAAAGAAAAGAGGAAACTTCTACATCACAACTCATACCTATAAGTGTTACAACGATGGATGTGGAGTCAAGACTGATCTTACGGGTTTTGTCTCATCGTTCGCCACCAAGTATTCGTTAGGTGTGCCTTCATTGGCTCAAGAAAAACCAAAGTTTGAGCTAGCTTCTCGCTCAAAGAAGAAAGGATCGCTCTTTGAAAAGTTCATCATACTTAATGCGGCAAGCAGCCTATTGAAATTAAAAGAGTTAGCAGTAAGGTTCTCATTAAAGCCTTGTTCAGAGGCTGAGGAAGGCAGTCAAGTACATGACTTCATAATTTCTAGAAACCTAGACATTCTTCCTGACTTTGACAAAATCGCTTACTTCGATTCTAGGGACGATAAAGTCTATCTCTTCAACATTGACTACAAGTCAGATAGAGTTTTAGGTTTTGCCATTCGTAGAATAGGCGAGGTTGAAGGACCCAAGTATCTAATTAAGAACTATGCTGAGTTCAGTAAGAATGGACTTGTGAAGGGCATGAGTCAAGAAGTCATGCAAGAAGTAGATTCCCTAAATAACTATTTTAACGTTCTTAATGTCGACTTCACAAAGGACGTCATAATCACAGAAGGCCAGCTCGATTCTCTATTCATATTTAACTGTATAGCGACTACCGGTGTCAGTAAAAGCAACCTTCTTCTTGAAAACCTTCTTACCAAAAAGAACGCAAAGGTCTTTTTCGACAATGATATCGCAGGTAAGAGACAGTCAATTGAGTTGATAAAGAAGGGATATTCGGTTTTTCTCTGGTCAAAGTTTATCTCCGACCTCATAAAAACATATTCTCAACATAGAATTAAGATAAAGCTCATAAAGGACGTGAACGACGCATATTCAGTTCTTTCTACAATCGACCCTAAGACCAATCTAGAAGTCTTTAATAAGCTGATAAACAAGTATTTTTCAGAGTCAGAGCTAGATCTTATCTTAATCTAGAATAAATAATCAAAAATAAAAACCTTATGAATAGGATCTTGTCAATAAGACAGTTCTTCGCTAAAAAGGTCAATGAAGCAGCTGAGGCTGACTCATTAGACATAGACACCTCCATCTTGGATGAACTAGTAGAAATAGTCGGTTCTGAAGAAGACATCGAGGCTGCTGCATCTGAAGCGTATGATGACTTGGCAAAAGCCTTCGAAAAAGGCGAAGTCGAAATATCTGAAGGAGACGTTCCTGAGAACCTAGCGATCGCTTCTTTAGTATTGAAGCTTGTTGAAATGGGATCGATCGATCCTCAAGCAGCAGACGAATTTATCGCAAAGCACATAGGTTAATCTAAGATGGCAAAGGAGAGCAGAGACATCCATGATTTCTTAAAACCGCAACGTGGTAAGGTTAAGCAGGGATATTTTACTCCTCAAAACCCAGATAAGTACAAAGGCGACATCACCAAAATAATCTATCGCTCTAGTTGGGAACTTAAGTTTCTTGTCTATTGCGATAATACTGATAGCGTTATTGAATATGCATCAGAACCAGTAGGGATTCCCTATTGGAATCCCATCTTAAAAAAGGAAAGCACATATTGGGTAGACTGTTACATGGCAACAAAGAGCCCTGAAGGAGTCATAACTAAATGGCTGATTGAGATCAAACCAAATAAGTATTTGAGCCCACCTGAGGAACCCAAACGACTTACTGAGAAGCAGACCCTTAATTATGCTAGACACGCTAAGCAGTACTTAATAAACACTGCAAAGTTTAAGGCTGCTAGAGTGCATGCAACCAAGAATAACATGCGATTCGGGATAATAACCGAAAACTTTCTGTTCAATAAGGTGTAAAAGATATCGTGAAGACTTTTGAATCCCTAGAAAAGAACAACGGCCGCCTTACTTTTGAGCAAGTCGCGTCAGAAATAGACGAGTCAGGCAAGCTTAAGAGCAAACCCATCGACCGATTCAATCTATTGCCAGGAAGGTTCTATTATTTTGACATAGTACCGCCTGCAGCTGACTTCGATGAGGAATTCATAGCTCTTTATACTAGAGGTAAGCGATACCTAGACTTGAACCCAACCGGTTTAGTCTTTTTTCACGAAAACTGGAAGGAGTCTGCTATAATATTGGACTTAAGAGTGATTCCTCCTCCCGTTGCTGAGAAGATGCTTCAAATATATTGGAACTTTTCTCTAAAGAACGGTCTTGCTAATCTATATGATAATAAAGGTAACCTTCGTCCATTTGAAGAGCGTCAAATAATTGATCAGCAATTCTATATGATAACTCCAAGCCTTTTAGCAGAGTTATCGGGTGCAGATAACCTTTATTATGCGATAAATAAGTATAGCATGGACGATATCATTTCGGCTAGGTCGATTGACTGGGACCGCTTTGGCACTTTAGTCAACCCTAGGCTTTCCGAAAGGGGACTGCTACCAGAAAACGTTAGTCTCGCAAGAGTCTACGAGGACTTTTTAACAAATTCATTGAACAGATAATATGGCTGGATTTTTAGACACATCAAAAGGAAAGGTTGGAGGAACACTAGCCGGCCTAAGTAAGTTCGGTACTCGACATGAGGACCTTCTTCTTAGAAACTCACAAGCAATTGGTTTTATTGAAGGCCAGTTACAAGCAAGAAGCACAAGGCTAAGCGCTAACGACGAGCTCATGAAGTTCTCAATGGCTATAGCCGATACTACTTCCCAACTAAGAACAAAGGCCATTGCCTTCTTTCAATTAGATTATGTCGTTAAAAGAGAAAGACTAAGGGATGTTGCGTCCAATGGCGAAATCGAATTCATTCTAGAAACAATCGTCGATGACATGATAGTCTATGATGAAGAGAGTAGATTCGCATACGCAAAGGACATGACAGGTAAGCTTCTTTATAGGGGAGACAACAAGGAAGAGAGACTACATTATCAAAAGGCAGTCCTTGACAAATACAACGACAACTTTGAAAAGATTTATACTGCTTGGGGATTCGGAGAAGGGATTGCTGCATGGCAATACGCATTCCAGTTCCTAGTAGAAGGTCACCTTTCTTTTGAAGTTCTTTACGATAACTTAGATAAACCTAAAGAGATCATAGGTTTCAAAGAGATTGACCCAGCTAGTATTGCTCCACAGTTACAAAAGGATCCTAAAGGAAAGCTTTTCTTACAGTGGGTACAGTATGATCCATCAAACGGTGCAACTAGAATCCTAAACGACTCACAAGTCATCTACATATCTTACGCCAACCATTTTAGAACAAAACGAGTTAGTTTTGTTGAAAGGTTGATCAGATCGTTTAACCTTTTAAGAATAATCGAACACAGTAAGGTAATTTGGCACGTTATGAACGCTCCAATCAGGTTAACTACAACAGTTCCAATCGGAAGTAAAAGCTTTCAAAAAGGACAAGAAGACGTTCGTGAATTCCTAAACCTATTTAAAGAAGACATCTACTTTAATGGAGATACTGGTGAGCTAAACGTTGACGGTAAACCGAACATCATGTTCTATAAGAACTATGTTATGCCAGTAAACGACCAACAGCAACAGATCAAGATCGAAGCATTACAGACCCCTGGTCCAAACCTTTCTGGTTCTGAACTCTTAAATTACTTCTATAAGAAATTAAAGATGGACTCCAAGATTCCTTATTCACGTTGGGAAGGACAGAGCGGTATGGGTGCATTTACCCTAAACGCAGAAGGTATCACAAGGGAGGAAGTCAGATATCAGAAATTCATTAGAAGACTAAGATCAGCATTCTCTGAAATGCTAGTAAAACCTTGGTACTTGCAAATGTGCTTAGACTTTCCAGAATTAGGAGATGATTATAAGTTTAACAACGCAATCGGGATAACTTATAACAACGATAACATCTTCGAAGAAGCTAAACAAAACGATATCGAAGCTAAACGAATCGCAGCATTCCAAGCTAAGAAAGGAGTCATGAACGATGACGGTACACCATTCTTCTCTACTGAATACTTAGTTAGAAAAGAGCTTAAGTTGACTGAGAGTGAAATCGAATCTAACCAACAATGGTTTGAACAGAAACTAGACATTGAAGTTGAGATGCCACCAGCAGCAGGAGCAGCAGCAGGTGCTCCAGCAGCGCCACCTGCAGGTGGAGCAGCGGCAGGCGGAGCAGCAGCACCAGCAGAAGCAGGCGGTAGTGAGACTAAAGAAGGAGGCGAAACCGCTGGAGCAGGTCAGCTTTAACCATTAAGAAGTTTATAGTATTATAGTTAAAAACTATTTTATGAAAACACCACAAGAAATGGCGCAAGAGCTAGCTCTCATTCCCGAAAAGGTTTATGATTTGCAGCTCCAAATAATCAGTCTTAACGATGAAGTTGAGGCAAACGAAAAAGCTATCTCTGACTTAGAGATTGAAATCAAATCACAAGTACTTGCTGCAGTAGACGATGCTGGTAAAAAGATGTACAGTAATGACGAGGCCAGAAAGATGGCATTTGTTAGCGACTGTAACGAAAGCGCCGAGCACCGAGGATTAGTTGCGACTCGTTCTAGTCTTTCTAAGAACATGCAATTAAAGCGAACTGAGATTGAAATGCTTAGTAATCAACAACGAAACTTGAGAGTTTTGATTCAGTCTTTTGCTGGAGTAGAGATATTCTAGTCGTAGAAAGCAGCAATCTTTTCCTTTATTTCAGGGATGTCTATCAACAAGACTAAGATGTCCCTGTTTGAAACTGAGTCTGGATAAAGAGAAGGCTTCACTGTGATCCTTCTCTTTCTGGTCTCAGCCACAAAGTTATAGATCTGGTCTTGTGCAGCTCTACCTAGGCTGGTCGGATCTACATCAAATTCAAAGAGATAGTTATCTAAGTTTAGGCCAAAGTTAGGTTCTCCTAAAACCTCTCCCTTCTTAGTAAAGATCGTCATCATGATCTGTTGGATAGTAGCCTCAAGGTCATCAGTAACCTCAACCTGATCGGCTCTATATTTAGGATCGTTCTGATCCCTAAAGTAAATCTCTCTAAGCTGTGCCATTTGTTTTATTTATTGTCTGTGTAAGAACATCCAATCAGCTGTGTTCTCGCCCTTCATCATGGCCTTTACCTCTTCCATTTCCTTCTCAGCGGTTGTGACTATGTTTTGATAGTTTACTGCTATTCCTCCAGGCAATTGATAGTTAAATGTCTGTAACATGTGAGAGAGTCTAACCTTTGCGTGAGCACGAACAAAACGTTGGAACATCTCATCCTCATATAACTTATCCCTATCTAATTTCTTAAAGACTCTCAGCACTGCTGCAGTCCTAGGAGTTCTTCCTAATACTCCTAACAGTTTGGTGTTCTTGTTATAGTCGTATGCGATAGAGTCTAATAACATCGCTTTCGTTAAGTCTAAAAAGGAAAACATTACTGTTCTGTACATGATGCTTTCTCCGATAAATGGAGTTAAGAATACTTCAGAACCTATGAATTTTTGTTCAGCAAAGTCTCTATCGATTGTTGCGAATATTGAACCGCCTTTTGCTTCTTTAAAGTCTACAACGAACTGTACGCAATCCGGTAAAATGATCTGGCGTTTCTTAGTAAACTGTGGAGTCGTGAATAGTTCTAAAGGTAATAACAAGTATTGGGACTCGACAGCGTGTTTCCAGTTATCGTAAAAATAACGACTATCGTTTTCCAAGATCCTTTTTATCTCCTTTTCAGGTAAGGAATAAGGTAAGGCTCCTGAGAAGGTGATCTCATCGTTTATGTCCGCTATCAATTCTACTTCTGTCATCTCTTTGTTTATTGGTTTGAACCTGGTCCAGTCCCTTCTCGCTTATCGCTAAATCTAACGCTTGATTTATCGATATCTAGGTTAAAGTCCTTGTCCCCATTAGAACGACCTAACGCTCTAAGGTTCTTTTTTCCTATTACTTCGTCCTGTTTTCCAGCTCTATTCATAGAATTCTGTAAGACGTCTCCGATTGCCCTCTCTTTAATCTTCTTCTTCCAATCGCTGTGGAATATCATATTCATAGCCCTAGTTATGTCGACCTCCTGGATCGTACCAGAATATCTATTGGGGTTTCTAGCCGCTTTTTCGTTAGCTAGCTCTTGAGCTATGGCAATGATCTGAGTATAAAGTCCAGATAAGGCGCTTTGTACCATACCTTTAAAATTAGTAGGGTAAACCACTTCTTTAGTCGATTCATTAATAAAATCATCATATGTCTTTATCTTTCTTTCCATTTAGTTAAGTAGTAGGAGCGGCAGGCGCAGCTGGAGCAGCTTGTGCAGCAGCCTGATTTGCAGTTGCTGCTTGTTTCTTAGCAGCTTCTTCAGCCAAAACCTTTTTTCTATTCTCAATGTCTCTCTCCCACTGGTTTATCTGGTTCTTGTATGCTTGTATCTTTGAATCCAGATCTTTTAGAGTAGCATCAGTCAACATCACGTCAGTCTCTTCACTGACCATTTTTTGAGCGGTGTTGGTGAAGCTAGTAAAGTTCTGAATGTATCCCATATCCTTTTTTGTTATTTATCCTTTTTAGTCTTGCTTGTCAAGAACTCTTCGTAACTCATGACGGCTTTTTTCTTACCCTTTGGGTTTGCACCAAATGCACTAGTAAGTCTTCCGCCGCTAAGAAAAGGAGAATTGTTCCAATGTGAAGGGATCGTTGTACTGGTCCCAGCAGTATACATCAAGTGATTTGCTCTCTTTTCATCGGGAGAAGGAATCAAATGGTCAACGTCTGTGCCCATCGTGTTTGCACCATACCATTCATTAGCCTTCTTCATCAGTTAGAAAGTTTTTACATGTCAACAGCTTGTGCGTTCTGTGCTTGTGGGAAGTTAAGATCAGACGCGGGTTGGTCTAAAGAAAAATCAGCAGGCTGTTCAGCTCCTTCAGCCGGTGGAAAGTCTAAGTTAGCTTCCTTGTCTAAGTCAAAGGATTCTCCTCCGTTTACTTCAGCAGCAAGAGCTTCTCCATTTTCTTCGATAAAGTTCTTAAGTCCCATACAAACTAATGGATTTATCTTATCGCATCTTTCCATGAATTGAGCTACTGTCAAGTTCATCGGGTCAAAATCAGGGAGAGCTTTAGGCTCTTCAGCAGCTGGCATTTCAACTGGTTCTTCTTGTGCACCAGCTTCAATTTGTTCTTCAGGTTGTATAGGTTCCTGAGCCATCATCTGATCCATTGACTGTACTTGTTGCATTTGTCCAGCGTCTTCTGGATTAAAATCCTCATACAACTTTCTGATTGACATAAAATTCTTCATGTTATTAGACTTATTTTTCTTTAGTTTATTTATCTAAAACTTTTTATGTTTTGTCGATATAATCTTATAAAGGTTTGCCATGGCTAAAGACGCGAATGATAAAAAGACTGAAGCAGTAATTGAAGAATTAAGATCTTCAATCTTGAAAAAGACTGAAGCCATTAAAGAGCGTATCTTGCTAAGCAGAGGAGCTCAACAGCCTGATTATCTACAGATACTACTGATGGTTGATGATGAACTTGATGATGTTCTATTGAATTGGGAATCTGAATCCCTTAGCGCTATCTCGTTTGACGACGATGACGACGATTATTAGAGGAGAATCCACATGATTTCATGAATGAATCTTGATCTACCTTAACTCCTTCTTCTTTAAACTTATCTAACATATCGACTGCGATCGATCTTCGATTATCTAAGTCTTTTACTTTGTTGAGTATCTCAATGACTCCCTCAATCATCTCACGATCATTGTTCTTAGGGTTAGAACCATAGATGCTCCACCCGTCTGGTCCTTGGTTTATTTTGGCCAGATCAATGAATTCTCTAAAGTTTTCTACTATTCTTTTCATCGAGTTAAATGATTCATTAGAACTCCACCAAGAGAACCGGCGCTTATCTCTAAATCAATGATGTCTTCTTTGGTAAGC